TTCGGTGCCCTCATTGCGTCCATCGAAATGGAACGCAACGGCATGTACGTGGACAAGGCGCTGGGCTACAAGCTGGCCGATGAACTGCGGGTTGAACTGGCTGCGGCCAAGGCCGAACTGCACACGTACCTGCCCGGCAACCTGCCATTCGAGTTCAACTGGGGCAACCGCTACCACCTGAGCCCTGTCATCTTCGGTGGCAAGGTCAAGTACCAGCGCCGCCAGTATGACCTCAAGGATGGCACGACTACATTTGTACACCCACCCGAGGACGGCGACCCAGCGTACCTGTACGCCAAGGAGACGATCAAGGTTCCGACTGGCGAGGTGTATAAGTCTGGCAAGAATATGGGCGAGCCCAAGTTCCGCAACGAGCAGCAGGACAACGTGAGCAAGCCCAAGTCCCGCATGGTCGATGATTACTGGGTGTTCCCTGGGTTCACCAAGCCACTGGAAGAATGGGCTAGCAGCACCGACGGGTTGTACTCTGTGGGCTCGGACGTTATCAAGACGCTGACCGAGAACACGAACATCCCATTCCTCAAGACGCTGGGCCGAGTGACCGCGATCAGCAAGGACTTGGGCACGTACTTCATCAGCGACGATGGCGAGAAGGGCATGCTCACCCTGGTAGGCGACGATGGCTTGGTGCATCACAGCATCAACCACACCAGCACGGTGACTGGCCGCTTGTCGGGTAACGCACCCAACTTGCAGAACATCCCCAAGGGCAACAAGTCCAAGGCCAAGCAGATGTTCGTGTCCCGCTACCCCGATGGTGACATTGGACAGTCGGACTTCTCCAGCCTGGAGGTGTACTGCCAAGCGTGGCTGACCAAGCCCAAGCTCCTTATCAAGGACTTGCTGGAAGGGCTCGACCTCCACTGCGTCCGCCTCGCTGCCAAGGAAGCCAAGCCCTACGAGGAAGTGCTCAAGCTGTGCAAGGGTTACTTCCAAGATGACGGCACCTTCATCGACGCCATCGAGGAATGGGACTACAAGCGCACGGGTGCCAAGGTGTTCTCCTTCCAGCGTGCATACGGCGCTGGCGTGGCTACGATTGCCAAGGCTACGGGCATGTCCATTGAGGATGTGCAGGCTTTGATCGACGCCGAGAACGCACGCTACCCGGAGATTGAATCCTACTTCTCTGCCTTGGAACAGGAGATTGAACGGAACGCAGTACCTACCACCAACTTCTCTGCCCACCCGCTGAACCCAGCGGTGCGTGTGCAAATGCGGATCAGCCGCATCCGTACACCTGACGGCAAGCGCTACACCTTCCGCTCCCACCCCAGCCAGGGCTGGCAGTTGAAGCGCGGCATCACCTCTACGTTCAGCCCGACTGAGCGCATGAACTACCCAGTCCAAGGGCTGGGCGGGCAGGTGATGAAGGCCGCAATGTGGATCAACGTGCGCGAGTTCTATCGCCGCGAGAACTTTAACGGGCTGGCCCTGCTGGTTAACACCGTGCATGATGCCGCCTACCGTGATGCCCACCCGAGCGTGTCGCTTGCGTCTAGCGAGTTGATGCACGCCTGTATGGAAGCAGCCTCCGACTTCATTGCTTACTGGTTCAAGTGGGACATTCCACTGCCCGTGCCGACTGACTCGGTGCGCGGCGCGAACATGGGCGAGGAAGTCAAACTGAACAGCCAAGAGTTCAAGGCCAACGTGGCCGCGATCCGTGCTGACCTGCGTGCCCGTTACATGGACGGGTTCGTTCCCAACTATCTGACCTTGAAGGATTACCAATGAGCCAATTTGATTTCACCTCCATTGCCGATGAAGTCGCAGCGGTACAAGCCGATGCCAACGTAGCCAAGGCCGGTGGCGGTAACTACACCCCGCCGCCCAAGGGCCTGGCTCGCCTTCGCTTCATCGGTTACATCGAGCTTGGCAAGCATGTCAAGAAGGTGCAAGGCAAGCCCGACAAGAACGAGGATCAAGCATGGCTGATCTTTGAACTGAGCGGCAAGGGCTACGAGCCCAAGGTGTTGGACGATGGCACCAAGATTCCGTTCCGCATCACGGTCAAGCTGAACAAGAGCCTGAACGAGAAGGCCACCTACTACAAGTTGTTCAAGCGTATGAACTACGAGCAGAAGGCCACGCACTTCATCCAGCTCCTGGGCCAAGGCTACCTGGGCAACGTTGGCCACTTCGAGATTCCTTCCAAGGAAGCCGGGGGCCAGCCCACCATCATCGCCAACTTCCGTGATGACGCAGGCAACCTCACCATCCGTCCTCCCCGTGTTGAAACCATGGACGAGGAAACCGGGGATGTGGTCGTCAAGGCTGTGCCTGTGCCCGAGGCCATCGGTGAGCAGCGCTGCTTCGTGTGGGATGCCAAGCCCGAATGGTTCGACAAGATGTGGCCCAGCATCTACATCCCGGACGGCGACGACGAGCCAGCCGAGGAAGGCAAGGAGAAGCGTAGCCGCAACGTGTACCAGAACACGATCAAGGCCGCGCTGAACTTTGAAGGCTCGCCTATCCACCAGTACCTGCAATCCAAGGGCGCAGACCTGGGCATCCCCGATGCCGAGGACGCCAAGGGTGGCAAGGGCTCCGACGCTGGCACGCCGGACAACGACGATCCTCTGAACGGAGTGGGCTAATCACATGGACTTCACCGACATTGCAAACGAGGTCGGTGCGGCCAATGCCATCGAGCCACAAGGCGTGCCCGTAGTCAAGGGCCGCCGTGTTCACATCGACGCCGACATGCTGGCCTACCAGTGTGGCGGCAACGACGAGACTGATGTGGCTACATCCCGGCGCATCCTCAAGAGCAAGATCGACTTGTTCAAGGATGCGGCTGGGGCCGAGAGCATCCTCCTGCACATGACCGCAAGCGGCAGCACCAAGGGCGACCGTGCTGTGATCGCCTACACCAAGCCCTATCAGGGCCAGCGCAAGGGGCACCGCCCCAAGAACTGGCAGTACCTGCGGGACTACATGGCTGACGGATTGGCTGGCCCGATCAAGCAGTGGTATGACCGTGAGGCAGATGACGGCTTCGGCTTCATCAGCGCACAGTGCCACGGTGATGTGATCGCCACCCGAGACAAGGACATGCGAATGCTCCCTGGCCTGCATCTGAACTGGGACACCTACGAACTGGTCGAGGTCAAGCCCGATGTGTTCGGCGTGGAGCATGGCGGCAAGCTGTACGGGCACAAGTGGTTCTGGACGCAGATGCTGTGGGGCGATGCAGCCGACAACATCCCCGGCCTGCCCAAGCACCCGGACTTCCCGCGAGGGGTGGGCGAGGTAGCGGCGGGTAAGCTGCTGGCCTTTGCGCACGACGACGCCAGCGCAGCACAGGCTGTAGCTCAAGCGTACAAGGCGCATTGGGGTGACGAGTGGGCAGATCGCTACGCCGAGCAGGCTAGCTTGCTGTGGATTCGCCGCACCCAGCAGGCACCCATCCACGAATGGTCGCAGTTCCTACCTGTCGGCCCACAACTCACAGCCGCAGTTGAGCGCATGCTCACTCGGGCCAACCTACTCAAGGAGGAAGCAGCATGCTTGTCAGATTGACAGATGAACTGAAAGCCCAAGCTCTGAAAATTGCCGACCAATACAAACCACTGGCACCTCCCCTGCTGGTGGGCTCATGCGTGTGGCTAGGCGAGGGCAAAGACATTGACGTAGTGGTCTTTGTCGATGATGCCTCAGCCGACAGGGATGGTGAACCGTGTAGCTCCAGAGCGTATGGTGGGATGGTTGCCTGGCGGCACGGGCCTGTCAATATCATTGCCGTTGAAAACGAGCGCATATGGGCAGGGTGGCGACATGCCGCCGAGATTATGCCGGGTCTGCCAAAGGCGCTGATCGCAGACAAGGACGACCGGGTGACCGCGTGCGAGAAGCTGCGCAAACTGGGGGAGCTGCAATGCCTATCCGACTGACACAGGCTGCGACGAAGGCGTACCGCGAAGCTAAGCTCAAGGAGCAAGGCGGGCGGTGCGCCCTGACTGGCTACACCATCAGCGCTGCTGAGGCAGTGCTTGACCACGATCATGCCACCGGCCATGTGCGAGGTGTGCTTCACCGAGGGGTGAACGCCCTGCTCGGTAAGTGTGAAAACAACTACCGACGGTACGGCGTGTCCCTTCCGATGCTGCGTGCTATGGCCCCGGCTGTGGCTGCGTACATCGAGAAGGACTACAGCGCCAACGTGTTCTACCCAACCCACCGAACCGAGGACGAGAAGCGCGAGCTACGCAACAAGCGTGCCCGCGATGCCCGTGCCAAGAAGAAAGGAACAGAGTGCAAGTGACCAACCGCAAGGTGCGGGACGGTGCCTACACTACCTACACCTTGGAGGCGGTGATCGAGAACCAGCGCATAGTGGCGCAGCATATCATCCCTAACAATGCGTATGCTGCGCTCAACGTCAAGGATGCGAACGACTTGATCGAGTCCCAGCTTTGGCAGCAACTCATGCGCACCATTGAACATCAACTCCGAAAGGTCACTAATGCGTACACCGAAAATCCTGACAGCCGACATTGAAACCTTGCCCATCGGCGCAAACGTGTGGGGCCTGTTCGACCAGAACGTGGGCCTCAACCAGATCAACGAGGACTGGGCCATGCTGTCCTTCGCCGCCAAGTATTACGGCGAGCGCAAGGTTCACTATGCTGACACCCGCAATGCGGTCGGCGGCATCCGTGATGACAAGGACATTGTGGCCCAGCTTGTTGCCCTGCTGGACGACTGCGATGTGGTGGTCGGGCAGAACGTCAAGAAGTTCGACCTCCGCAAGCTGCGTGCCCGCGCTGTGATCCACGGCCTCAAGCCCTTCCGGGAACCCAAGGTCATTGACACCATGCTCATGGCTAAGTCCGTGGGTGCCTTCACCAGCAACAAGCTGGAGTACCTGTCGGCCAACCTCACGGATGCGCCTAAGTCCAAGCACAACAAGTACCCCGGCTTTGAACTGTGGGCTGGCATCATGCGCAACGAGGATGCGGCATGGGAGGAAATGAAGAAGTACAACATCCAGGACATTCGCGCCACCGAGAAGTTGTACCTTGCGCTGCGCCCGTGGGCACGGGGCCTCCCCAACCTCGCCCAGTTCTACGACGATGACGAGCGCCGCTGCCCTCGCTGCGGAAGCGTCAACGTCCATGAGCATGGCACCGTGGTGTCCAACGTCAGCGAGTACGTGCAGTACCTGTGCTCGGACTGTGGCGGATACAGCCGGGGGAGGTTTACCATCAACTCCAAGACCAAGCGAAAGGCTTTGCTCGCAACATGAACGAACACGATCCAACGGGCCGCGATGCCCATGCCCCAGGTGCCAAGCTCGACGCTGGCAAGCCCCTCCCTGCCATGGTCATCGGCAGCTTCGCTGCTGGCCTGATGGAGGTGGTGCAGGTCGGCACGGACGGTGCCCGCAAGTACACCCCGAACGGGTGGAAGGAAGTACCGGACGGGCCTGCCCGCTACATGGAGGCGCTGTGGCGTCACCTCATGGCGCACATGGCAGGCGAAGTCCGCGACACGCAGAGCGGCCACCGCCACATGGCGCATGTTTCTTGGAACGCGCTGGCCTACCTCACCCTCACTTTCAAGCGCAAGCGTAAAGGATAAGCATGCACACGAACCTCGCGGCAGTCTCTTTGTTCATCCTGTCAGCTATCTACCCGCTACGCCTTGGCGACAACAGCCCTGGCCTCTCTGACCAGATGCGGGAAGAAGTGCTATACGATACAGTCGAGACCCTGCTGTTCACCGACGAGCAGAAGGCTGACTTGTACGCCCGCCTGGCCGAGCAGCTGACGAAGGACACGCCCAGGGCCGAAGCACTCAAGATCATCCAGCTGGCGATCCACGCCTGCCAGTACCCAGGTTAAGGAGCCAACCTCATGTATGATTACAACCTCGCACCCAAGGCACTGAGCGAGCAGTGCGCTGCCTTCAAGAAGAAGTACCCCACGCTGGATGATCTGCCTGCGGACGAGTACATCATGATGCCCAAGTACGATGGCTGCTTGGCTATCGTGGTGGCAGACGACGAAGGCCATGTGCTTACCCGCACTGGCGAGCCCATCACCAGCATCCCCCATGTGCTGGCCCAAGCGCGCAAGCTGCTCCCTGGCTACGTCATCTTCGGTGAAGCGTACAAGTTCGACACACCCTTCAAGGACATTAGCGGTTCCTTCCGACGACACGCCCCGCAGGATGACCTGATCGTGGTGGCCTTCGACGCAGTGCCCGTGGCAGACTGGCGGGCCGGTAAATGTGACGAATCGTACAAAGCCCGCCTAGCGCGTTTGCGTGAGGCATGGCATGCTTCCCCTGTCCCGGCAATTATCGTCGCTCCAGCGAGCGATGCGGGGGCTTCCCAGGGCTTTGCCAATGCGCTCGTTGCAAACGGCGGGTATGACGGGGCGATTCTGCGCCGTGCCGATGCACCGTGGACGGTTGGCGCTAGCAAGAACGGGGAGGCCATCAAGGTCAAGCCCGTCAAGAGCCTTGACCTCCGGGCCGTGGACTGGTTCTACGGCAAGGGCAAGCACGCTGGCCGAGCAGGCGGCATTGTGGTGGAGTACCGTGGAGTGCAGACCCAGGTGGGCACGGGCTTCTCGGATGCCGAGCGCGAGACTATCGCTAGCCAAGGCACCCGCAACCAGATCGCTGAGGTGGAGTTCATGGAACTTACCGCAGATGGCAAACTGCGCGAGCCCCGCTTCAAGGGCTGGCGCTTCGACAAGACAGAACCTGACCAATGACCCTACTGAACCAAGAGCAACTAGAGATTCGCATGGCCGAGGTTGGCTATGCCAAGACGCAGGCTAACATTGCAGCAGCCGAAGCACGGGGCGCTGCCGACCAGACACCCTACGCCGCGACGGTGTACCGCGATTACGTGCAGCCTCTAGCTGACTTGGTTCAAAAGGCGCAAGCCACCAAGGGGCCAGCAGCCAACGCTGCGCACGTAGCACTGCTGCGCCCTCTTGACCCGTGGGCTGTCGCTTACCTCGCTGTGCGGGTGACCATGAGCGCCATCATCGCGGGGCATGACAGGGCCGAGGCCACCGTGCGCAAGCTGTGCAGCGCCATCGGCAAGACCATCCACTCCGAACTGTACCTCACACAGTTTGACGAGCTTGCCCCTGACCTGTTCTTCATCATCGCCCAAGACCTCGGACGCCGTAAGGCCAAGAGCGCAGACCACCGCCTGGAGACATTCAAGGCTCAGGCTGCGGCCAAGGGCATGGTGTTCATGGAGTGGGGGCCGGGTGCCAAGGATCAAGTGGGCGCGTGGCTGCTGGATCAACTGGTCAAGCTGGGCATGGTCGAAATGGAACTGCCCAAGCCGGGGCCGGGTCGCCGCCCGCCGCTGCATGTATTCCTGAGCCCTGACCTGTCAGACCGCCTGGAGAACATTCGCCACAACTTCGCCTTGATCCGCCCGCAGTACGGCCCATGCGTCGAACCACCTAAGCCGTGGGTAGCATGGAACGATGGGGGCTGGCACACCAAGGCGCTGCGCCGCCTGCTGCCGTACCCGGTCAAGGCCCACGGCGCGGCGCGTGAACTGCTCAAGGATCACAGCATGCCCAAGGTGCTGGCGTGCCTGAACGCTTTGCAGTCCGTGCGGTGGCAGGTTAACCGGCGAGTGTTTGAGGTCATCGACCAGATCAGCCGCCTGCGCAATGTGGGCGAGCTTGTGCTGGGTGACCCGGAGAACAAGCCCACGCCCCCTACATGGTTCGACACCATCGGGGATAAGGAGCGCACACCCGAGCAGGAGCAGGAGTTCTTGGACTGGAAGGCTGCGATGACTGCATGGTACACAACGGCCAAGCTCCAGCGCACAGCCAAGCAGCGGTTCGCTGTGACCCTGCGCACTGTGCGGGAGTACATCGACTACGACAACCTGTACTTCGTGTACTTCTGCGACAGCCGGGGCCGCGTCTATCCAATGACGCAGGGCCTTAGCCCGCAGGGCAGCGATGTGCAGAAGGGCCTGCTCCGCTTCGCTGAGGGCAAGTGGCTGGACACACCCGAGGCGCAGCGCTGGTTCCTGTATAACGGGGCGAACCTGTGGGGCTTCGACAAGGCCGATCCGCAGGAGCGCATTGACTGGCACATGGACAAGGCCGAGTTGCTGCTGTCCTTTGCTGACGACCCCATCGAGAACCAAGGCTGGCTTGAGGCCGATAACCCCGTGCAGTTCCTGGCGTGGTGCTTTGAGTACGCTGAGTGGTTCCGCACCGGTAACGTGTGCAGCCATCTGCCTGTGGCGTTGGATGGTAGCTGCTCGGGCCTGCAACACTTCTCCGCCATGCTGCGTGACGAGGTGGGCGGGGCCGCAGTGAACCTGACCTATAGCCCCAAGATGAACGACATTTACCGGGCGGTGGCCGAGGTAGCAGCGCAGGCCATGAAGGAGTCCGAGCCCGACGAGGCGGGCTACCGCGAGGCGTGGCTGACCCACGGCATCAACCGCAGCGTGACCAAGCGCAGCGTTATGACCACATCCTATGGTGTGACCAAGCGCTCCGCTATCCGCTACGTGATTGATGACTACCTCCGGGTGCATGACTTCATCCGGCCACGGGAGCACTACCCGGCAGCGTCGTACCTCATGGACTTTGTATGGCCTGCAATCTCCGCAGTGGTGGTCAAGGGCAAGCAGGCAATGTCCTGGCTGGACAAGGCAGGCAAGCAGATCATCAAGAGCAAAGGCGACACCGAGGGAGCAATCACCTGGGTGACACCCTCCGGGTTCCTGGCTAGCCAAGCGTACTACGAGTACGAGGAACACAACGTAGCCACCAAGCTGTACGGCCATGCCCGCATCAAGGTGCTTGTTGATTCTCCTGATCCAAGCCCCAGCAGGCACAGCCTGGGTCTAAGCCCCAACTTCATCCACAGCATGGATGCCAGCCACCTGCATCTGGTGACTGCTAAGATGGCAGAGCTTATACCCAATGTGTCCCTGGCTATGATCCATGACAGCTTCGGGACACACGCTGCTGACACGGCTGTGCTTTACACCGTACTCCGCGACGAGTTCGTGCTTATGTATGAGAACAGTGATCCACTCACTGAGTTCGCCAACAGGTATAACCTACCTGCTGCACCTGATAAGGGTAAGCTCGACTTGAACGAGGTACGGCGTAGCCTGTACGTGTTCTCTTAATGTTGGTAGGATAGGGTTCATTCCCTATCCTGTCAATATATAGAGAGAAGGTTAAGATAAAGTTAAGACCAGGCTTAGTAGTATTTATTTAATAGTTATTATTTAAGTTATAGTGTATTCTATAATAGCTATTAGATAAGTGTTAGCAAAGCAGGCAGGGCTATCCTGTCAATATATAGAATAGGAAACGGAAACTATGACCAATCCGAACCGCGCCAATAGCGGCCATTCAGCCCACAAGCCACAGGCTACACACACCATGCGATTGACCCCAGCCGCCTATGAGCAGGTCGAACGCCAGTGCAAGCCTTTGGATGTGGGCACCCAAACAACTGAACTGCAAGCAGCCTTCGTGCTGGGGCAGCAATCTGTTCTTGCCATCCTGCGCAAGGACATTGTGGTGGGCGCATGACAGTCCGCACTGTGGGCATACACCACCCTGAGTGGCCTTTGATCCGTGACCAGCTACCGAAGCTGGCGCACAGGGTCGCCCTCGCCACTGAGGTTAAGACCGGGATAGCGCCCAACTTGGCGAGCATCGAGAACAGCTTAGACCGGGCGTGCCGTGGGTACGAGAACGAGTTTGTGCTTGTGACGGCAGGGCCTTGCCTCGTTGGCTACAACATCGGCCAACCGTGGTGGGGTGACGTGGTTGCACTCTCGGAAGAATTCGTTGTCCGGTACAAACCCGGCAACTTCGCAGACACGATTAAGGAACTAGAGCAACACGCTCTTGCCCTTGGGTGTACGGCTCTCGTTATCTCTAGTCTCGCTATGGTGCGGCAGGAGAGCTACGGGAATTATCTTAAACGCAAGGGGTTCCGCGAGGTATCCCGAGAATACATGAAAGGGCTCTGACCATGGGCAAGATCATCGGCGCCATCACAGGCGCTAACTCAGCCAAGAAAGCAGCCGACGCACAGGCCCGAGCGCTGGAGGAACAGACCAAGCAGGCACAAGCCAGTGCCGCAGAAGCTGCCCGCCAAGCTGCTATCCAGGCCACGCAAGTGCAACAACGTGAAGCCGCAACCCGCGAGGTGGAGGCCATGCAGCAGGCTGACGCCAATGCAGCCAAGGCTCCCGAGGTGGATACCGGCGCGGCCTCTGCCGATACGAGCACGACCCGCAAGCGGGCACGGTTCCAATCCCCAGGCAGCACCATCCAGTCTGTGAGCATCTGACATGCGGAACGCAAGCTCTGAATGGATGCGGCTACAAGGCCGACGCCGGGGGCTGGAGAAACGCTGGGAGAAGTACGCATCGTTCACGCTGCCCCGCCTCTACACGGACGAGCGCTGGGACGAGGACACCGACGAGCTAGCCCATGACTGGCAGAGCGTTGGCGCACAGGCTGTCAACCATGTGGTGAACAAGCTGATGCTTGCACTGTTCGCACCGTCCCGGCCCTTCATGCGGCTGGAGGCTGATGCGAAGTGGCTGGCCTCGTTGCCCCCAGGACTGGACAAGAGCAAGGTTGACGAGGCCCTGAGCCAAGCCGAGCTTGAAGCAGTCAAGGCCATGGACGGCATCCAAGGCACCCGCGCCAAGCTGTACCTCTCACTCGCCAATCTGGTAGCCCTGGGCAATGTGTGCATGCACCTGCCCAAGGAGAAGGGCAAGCCGCCCCGCATCTACAACGTGGCGCAGTACGTCATTCGCCGCACCGGCACCGGGGACTTGAAGCAGGCAATCATCCGTGAGTGCTTGGCCTTCGATGAACTTGAGCCCAAGGTGCAGGCAGCAGTGCGCAATGGCTCCGAGGGTTCACGCTACCAGCCTGACACCAAGGTTGAATACTTCCGGCAGATTTGCCGCAATGACCGGGGAGGCTACGAGCTTTACCAGTACGTTGACAAGGTGAAGCTGGGTGCCGAGTTCGAGGGTCGATGGGCCGATGAAGCTAGCCTTGAATGGCGCTTCCTTACTTGGAACCTCAAGGACGGTAACAACTACGGAACCGGGCTGGTCGAGGACTACGCTGCCGACTTCGGCGGACTGAGCACACTGAGCGAGGCGCAGATCAAGGGCGCGGTACTGGCTAGCGAATTCCGCTGGCTGGTCAACCCCGCAGGCATGACCAAGGTTGAGGACTTGGAGAACTCCGAGAACGGTGCCGCCCTTCCGGGGCAAGAAGGCGACGTGTCTCTGGTGGCTAACTCCAAGCCCGGTGACCTTGCGGTGGTGGGTAATGTGGTGCAAGACTACATTGGCCGTATCGGTCGTGGCTTCCTGCTGGGCTCTGCCACTACCCGCGATGCCGAGCGAGTGACCGCAGCCGAGATTCGCATGCAGGCCCAGGAGCTTGAAACCAGCTTCGGCGGCACCTACAGCAGCATCGCTGTGGGCATGCAACTCCCACTGTCCCGCTGGCTCCTGCGCAATGTCAACCTCGACGTTAACGGTACGCAGTTGAAGATCACCATTGTGACCGGGCTCGATGCCCTGTCCCGCTCCGGTGACCTAGACAACCTGCGTGCCGCCCTGCAAGACCTTGCCCAAGTCGGCATGATTAAGCAGGCCGTGCCGGAACTGAACCGACGCGCTGTGACTGTAGCCATCCTCGCTGGACACGGCTTGCCCACAAGCAAGTACCTCCTGACCGACGAGCAAGTGGCAACTGAACAGCAAGCCGCACAGCAAGCCGCCATCAACGCACAAACCGCTAGCGAAGCCGCCACCGCAGGCGTGCAAGCTGGCATTGAACAAGGACAACCTACACAATGAGCGACGCATCTAACCCCTCCCAATCTGGCCTCCCCGGTGGCGCGCAGGCCCTGCCCGAGGCATTGGGCGGTGAAGCCGCTGCAACCCAGGTGCAGGCAGGCCAACCACCTGCCCAAGGCCAACAGCCTGCTGCCGCCCCTGCCGCTGCACCTGCTGATGTGCTGCTGGACGCACCAGCCGAGAACGTGACCCCGAACCCTGACACCTCGCAGGAGTTCAGCTATGACCCCACTGGCGATGCCGGTCTGGACTACGCGCTGAACTTCGTGGGCAAGCTGGGCTACGGTGACACGCACCCTGCCATCATCGCCGCGCAGAAGGGGGACTTCTCCCTGATCCGGGCCGAACTGGCGACCAAGGGCGTGGCTGGCTCCGATGCCGTGCTGGCACTGGCCGAGCAGGCTTACACCCGCTTCGCCGCCGAGGACGCCAAGAAGGCCGAGGAACTGGCGGGCTTCGCTGCCCAGGCCGCTGGCTCTCCCGAGAACTGGGCTGTCGTCCGTGCGTGGGCTGCGCAAGAAGCAACCCCACAGGAGAAGGCTCAGGTCAATGCCGCGCTGGCACAAGGCGGGCTGGTGGCCCAAGGCGTCATCAGCCAACTGGTCAATCTGTACCAGCAGAAGCATACCCTGCCCAAGGACGCTGCCGCTGTGGCGAAGCCCGGAGAGGCAGGCACTGCCGCCCCGAGCAATGAGCCCATGACCGCCAAGGTGTATGCCCAGGCCGTCGAAGCCTTGCGCCAGAAGCTGGGCAACCGCACCGAGGGTAGCCCCGAGTACGCTGCCCTTCAATCTCAGCGACTTGCCGCACGCCGCGCCGGTTACTGACACCTTCCTGTCAATATATAGAATAGCCAACGTGGGTTGGCTTCTATCCCAACCTACCGAAAGGAAATCACATGCCTTTGAATAGCGCAAACGTTACCTTCCCCAACGCTAAGAACAGCGTTGACACCACGCAAGCCGACAAGCTGGCCCTCGTTATCGAGGAATTCACCGGCATGGTGGAAGGCACCATCAACCGCAAGTCGATCCTCGCTGACCACATCCCCGTGCGTCAGGTGAAGGGTACGGCTACCTTCACCAACCACGCCGTTGGTAAGTCCACCTTGCAGAAGGTGGTTCCCGGCGTTGCCCTGGACGGCATCAAGTCCGACTTCTCCAAGAACCAAGTGACGGTGGACACCACCATCGCGGCCCGCGAGTTCTTCCCTCTGCTGGAAGTGTTCCAGACGCAGATGAACGTGCGTAGCGAAGTGGCGAACGAGCAAGGCAAGGAGATTGCCAAGTTCAAGGATCAGGCTATGCTGATCCAGGCCCTCAAGGCTGCGCGCCTCACCGAGTCCTCGTTCAGCGCGGGCTCCGCTGGCAAGCCTGCCGGGCACGCCGGTGGTTCTCGCACCACGCTGGCAACGCTGGCCGATGCGCAAGACCCCGCGAAGCTGTACGCGGCCCTCACCGACACCCTGGTGAAGATGGAGAACAAGGACGTTGACCCTCGCTCCGACGATGTGGTGATCGTGGTGCGCCCTGCGTTCTACAACACCCTGATCCAAGCCGAGCAACTGGTTAACACCCAGTACGTGACGGCCGCTGGCAACAAGGTGAACGATGGCTGGGTGCTCAAGACCGCAGGCGTGCCTGTGTTCTCCAGCAACAACCTGCCCAACACCAACATCACGGGTCACTACCTGTCCAATGCGTTCAACAGCAACGCCTACGACGGGGACTTCTCCAAGACCGTTGCGGCCATCTTCTCGCCCCGTGCGATCATGGCCGGTGAGACGATCCCCGTTACCTCGGATGTGTTCTTCGACAAGCTGATGCTGGCATGGTGCGTGCATTCGTACCTCGCCTTCGCTGTCGGCCCGAACCGTGCTGAATACGCGGCGGAAATCGCCCTGGTCTAATCTGGCCTAACCCTAAGCCCCGGCTTGCCTTCGGGCATGGCTGGGGCTTTTTTGCATTTAAGGAAACAATATGGCCCTCACGACTCTTGACGTGGTAAACGACATGCTCGGGCTGCTCGGTGAGCGCCGTGTCAACGCTGTCGACGAGCCCCATCCACTGATCCCCGATGCCCTCGCCAAGCTGGACACAGCAAGCTCGACGGTGCAGGCAGTTATGTGGTGGTTCAACGTCGAGTACCCAACACTCACCCCGCAGGCGGGCACTGGCAAGCTGCTTGTCCCCAACGACACAGCCGCCTGCGATGCACTGACCCAGTACCCGCGAGTCTCGGTGCGGGGCAACCGCCTTTACAACCTGGATGATGTTACGGATGTGTTCACTGCCCCCGTCCGTGTGCGCCTGCACCGCATCATCCCTTTTGACGACTGCCCGATACTGGCCCGTGCCCACATTGCGGCTAAGGCCAAGCTGGCGTTCCAAGCGGACTACGATGGCGACAGCACGAAGGCACAGATTCTCAAGGCAGAGATTGCCGAGTCCTATGCTAACATGCACGCAGAACATATCCGCAATGCCAAATCCAACCTGCTGTGCCGTCCGAGCGTGGCGGTCAAGCTCATGAACATCGTCGGTGGTCGGCCTAACTGGCAGAACCACCTACTCAACCGTAACCTGTAAGGAGAGCCTATGTCG